ATGACTACAATCAATCTGAAAGATTTTTATTATTGGTACATAGTGGACGAGCTGGTGGAGGTGCCCGATGAAGTGGCCGAGGCACTTATGGCCAGCCGGAGGGATGAAGCGTCCTATCAGCGGCGGCTTACCCGGAATAAGGCGTTTTATTCCCTGGACTGTGATGACGGGATCGAATATTCCGCGTGCCTGCATGAGCCCAGCCCCCAGGAGCTCCTGGATCGGAAAGAGCTGTTTTTCCGTCTGTGGAATGCCCTCAACTCCCTGCCGGAGATCCAGGGCCGCCGGGTGGACGCTCACTTGATCCTCGGCAAAAGCTACCGTCAGATCGCCCGCGAGGAGGGCGTGGACAAGAGCGCCGTCCGTTGTTCCGTGGAAAGCGGCATCAAACGGATGAAAAAATATTTGAGAGAAAATTTCTAATTACCATCTCCATTTGCTCCTTTTTTGTCCTGGGTATATGAGAGGAAGTTTTTCCCTCTCCGTAAAGGGGACGCGGGGGCCCCAGGCCACAGTGCCGGGCCGCCTCCCTCTTTGCGGGGGAGCGCCGCAGCCGAGGATGCTGTCTTATGACGGGGCAAGAAAATGAGCGCAGTGCTCCCCTATATCTTTATGAAAAAGGGGAACGCTCTATGAACTACGATCCAGAATTGGCGGCCCTGCTCTCCCAGCCGTGGAGCGAGGGGGCCTGCCGGGGCTATGTGATCTCTGCGATGGAGCGGTGCGGCTTCAAGCCCACCGACATTGAACAGGTCATGCTGGAGCTCCACGAGGTTTTTGACTACACTACCCCGGAGGAGGCTGCGGCTTACTACGAGCGGAGCCCCTATTGACTTCTGGACAAAGTGTCCAGAGGTCACACCATCAAGCGGCCAGCGCCCTATGCGGGTGCTGGCCGTTTCCTTTATCCATACCGTTTTAAGAGGGAGGTATTTTATGCAGGCACAGGTCAAATACGAAAGCGAGATCAAAACTGCCGTTCTTGGGGATCGGACGATCACCGTCAAGAATGTTACCCCCATTTACCCGCCGCAGGAGCGGGATAAGCGAAGCCGTGAGGTCGAGCGGCGGCTGTTTGATGTGTTTGTAAAGTACGCCGGACAGAGGGGGTAGGCCGGAGTCATCCTTGTTGCATGGGGGCATTAGAGGTATAATATAGTTGTAGGTTGGCTCCCATTTATGGAAAGGGAGCTAATTATGGATAACAGAATTGACGCGATTTATGGGCGGCAGTCGATTGACAAAAAGGACAGTATCAGCATTGAAAGTCAGTTTGAATTTTGCCGTTACGAATTGAAAGGCGGTGAGGGCCGGGAGTACAAGGATAAAGGTTACTCCGGCAAGAATATTGAACGCCCGGACTTCCAGCGGCTTTTGCAGGACATCAAGCTGGGGCTCATCAAGCGGGTGATCGTCTACAAGCTGGATCGGATCAGCCGCTCCATTGTGGACTTTGCAAAGCTCATGGAGCTGTTCAAGCAGTACAATGTGGAGTTTGTGTCCTGTACGGAAAAATTTGATACCTCTACCCCAATGGGCAGGGCGATGCTCAATATCTGTATCGTATTTGCCCAGCTGGAACGGGAAAGCATCCAAATGCGCGTGCAGGACGCTTTTTATTCCCGGTGTACCAAAGGCTACTATATGCGGGGCCGGACGCCATACGGTTTTGATACTGAACCCATCGTCATGGACGGGATCAAGACAAAGAAGCTGGTGGAAAATGCGGAAATGGATTTTGCCGAGCTGATGTTCCAGATGTATGCGGAGCCAAGTAGCTCCTACGGCGATATAACCCGGTACTTTGTCAAAAACTCCATTGAAGTCTATGGAAAAGCTCTGCAACGGGCCTTTATCTCGAAACTGCTGAGAAACCCGGTCTATGTCCAGGCCGATATGGACATCTACGAATATTTCAAAGCCCAGGGCGTAAAAATCGAAAGCCCCCCGGAAATGTTCACGGGGGACAATAGCTGCTATCTCTACCAGGGACGGGAGGGTGAAGAACAAATCCTTGTAATTGCTCCCCACCAGGGGCGCATCCCCTCCAGCCTTTGGCTGACCGTCCAGCGCAAGCTGTCACAAAACACCTCATTCCAGAATGGCCGCAAATGCCACAATACCTGGCTGGCCGGGAAAATCAAGTGCGGACGCTGCGGCTATGCTCTGGTGGGCTTGAGAGCCCAAAACGGCGTTACTTACCTGCGATGCAAGCAGCGGGCCGATAACGGGAGCTGCGAGGGCGCCGGTACGCTGACGGCGCAAAGTATGGAGTCCTTTGTGTATGGCGAGATGGTGGAGAAAATGCGGAAGTATCACACGCTGAAAGGCGGCAAGGAGCCGGGCTATAACCCCAAACTGACCGCCGCCCGTGTTGCCCTGGCAAAGACGGAAAGCGAGATTGAGAAACTTCTGGACACTTTGTCCGGGGCAAACCCGCTGCTCCTGCAATACGCAAACAATAGGATCGAGGAGCTGGACGCAGAACGGCAAAAGCAGTTAAAGCTGGTGGCCGATCTCACCGCTAATTCCGTTTCAGACACGCAAATTGACTGTATCACGAATTACCTCAACGATTGGGAGTCCGTGAGTTTTGACGATAAGCGCAAGGTGGTTGATATTCTCATATCCCACATTGACGCAACCAGTGAAAGCGTTACAATCCACTGGAAAATCTAAAACCTACTTCACTTGGCATTATGCCTTTGTAAAAAATAGTTTGATAAACACGGACACAACGGCAGTCAATTTGGCAAGCCACGCCAGAAGCGTTCGAATTGCCGGCAAAATATAGTTGTAGATCGGTGCAAAAGCGGAAATCAGATTACCCCTGATCTGCGCCAAAGATGTTGACATTTGTTTGTCTGCGCCGATTGTGCTAAGCAGCATTTTGCGCATCGTACGCAGCGCTTTGGTAATCATGGTGAAAATGAAGACGCGCTTTGCTAAGCCAGCAATTCGTTTGGTGAATTTCTTAAATTGTTCTGACACATTCTGCGTCGTCAAAGCTGCAAGACGCTGCTTTCCCACATATTCGCTTACGGCAGCGCTGGCTTTTTCCTGCGCGATCTGGCTGCTTTCCAGATTAAGCTGCGCCATTTTCAGCTGCTGCGTCGTTTTCTGGATTGCATCGCCGGTTTCCTGCGATACCGTCCCGGTGCTTCTGGTTTTCTTTTCGTTTTCGGCAACAGCCTGCAGTTCTTCCAGCTGCTGCCGCAGCGCGGCTACCTTCTGTGCGGCCTTGTCCACATTGTTCGCAGCCTTTTTCGCGTTGTTTTCCAGCTTCGCAAGCCCCGCGTCAAACTTGCCGCTATCAATCGCTGCTTCGTATACCAGATCGCCGACAACATCAGCCATCGCGCACACCCCCTGTCATCAGCTGCCGGATGAATTCGTCTTCGTCGTCGGTCAGATGCGCCGACTTGAAATCAATCAATTCCCGGTTTTCGTCGTAGTATTCGCGCTCCCACTTTTCCAGTTTCTTGTGCTTGCGCAGCTTCCGCCGGATGTCCAGGATCGTGGAAAACGTGCAGTCACCGATCTCCATGTAATAGCCGATGAACGTCCACCAGTGCATGTACGGAAGTGCGCGCACGTCCCGCCCGGCCACGCGGTTGATCGGCGCAATGATCATCGGGAAATCCTGTTCCCAGTCCATCTGCTTCGGCTGATGCCGCTGGTCGCCGCGATCCACACCACCATCCAAAAACCACAGCATGAATTTCACCGCGGCGGCCATGTCCGTGATCTGATCCCAGTCTGGGTAAAAGATCTTGACCGCCACTTCGGCGCGGTCCTGATCTGTCAGCTCTGGGTCATTCAACGCGGCACAGATGTCCAGAATTTCGCGAAAGTCGCTTCGGATACGAAAACACCGGCCGCCGATACATGCTGCCTTCGGCAGGCCGGTATTCATGATCTGCGCTTCTTCCTGCGCTGACCGCCGCTGTATTTATCCAGGTATTTTGCCTGACGCTTCTGCGCGGCAGCGGTCGCAGCGTCCATCTCGCGCCGGATCTGGCGCGAAACCGCTTCCAGGAACGAAATGATTTGCAGGGAACCGGACGGCGTGAGCGAAACGCAGTAGGCTTTGCCGAACACTGTATCGCAGACGGGCGAAGGGAACGCCGCGTCCACCTGTTCGCGTGCGTAGGCGTCCAGTTCTCGGATCGTCGTGCGGGCGTCCGTATCGCTTTCCTGCGTGCCCATTTCGTCGGCTTTGGCCTTGATCGCCATCGCTGCCGCTTCCAGCCGGTCGATGATACCGATGTCGTTCGGGTCAAAATAGATCTTCCGGTTTGCGTCGCCATTGATAGTGAACGCTTTCAGGCCGGTTTCAAAAGAAATGTTATTGCTCACGCCGCCACCCCCTTATGCCGTCGCCTTCGTGAACGTGGCCACGCCGTCGGCGATGGCCGCTGTGCCGACCGTGCGCGTGCCGCCGTAGGTCACATCAAACGGCATATCCACCGTCTTATCGCCGCCCAGCGACTTCACTTCAATCGCGCAGCCGCTATATCGTTCGGCGAACATCGCCGTGTCCTTCGTGCCGGCATAGCAGTGCACGATCATCATATCCTGTTCGGCCAGCGCTGCGACATCCTGATCCTTGATTGCCAGCTGCCACAGCTTCGTCAGCGCGGTTTCGCCGGCGTCCAGATTGCACGGGTCAAAGGTCTGCGTGATGGTCGGCGCGGACATGGTGGTAAACGTGTTGCCCAGGATGTCCTGCGTGGTCTCCTTGTTCCAGTCATATTCCTGACTGCTGTCTTCCACGCGCTTGCCGACGATCGACCAAACCGGCGCGGAAGATGTGCCGGTATTCAGGAAGGCCATCAGCAGTTTGCGGGCAATCGTCTGGCCCGCGGTTGTGTTAAAAGTCGTACTTTCAGGCATAATGCATCACCTTTCAAAATTGTTGTCGTACCGCATCGACAGGGACACAGCCCAGTCTTCCACACCGTCGGCATAGCGCCCGGCCAGATAGGCCGCCGACACCTGTACAAATGCAGTGATCGTCCGGCCATCGCCGAGGTCCGGCCACGCGGCAAGTGTGTGCTGCTGTCCGTCCGCCGTGATCGGCTGTTTTTCCAGCCATCGCGCCAGTTTGTCCAGCCATCCCTTGATGTGGATGCGGTCAGTTTCCGACTGCGGTACGGCGCGATATACCACCTGAACCGCATAGTTGCATTTTTGGTAAACGCCGCCCATGATGTCGGTCGTTTCGCTGATCACCGTCGCCGCAGCGGACGGATAGATCCCGACGCCGGACTTGTCGCCCAGCTCGCCGAACCGGATTTCCCGCGCGCCAATGGCCGGGAAATCATTCAGCAAGCCGCTCAGGATCGTTGAAAAATCTTTCGTATCAACCATTTGATTCACCCAGAATGATCCGTTTGCAGCCATCCGCCCATTCTTTTCCGTGTTCGTTTTGCGCGACTTCCGCCCAGTGCGGCACGCCGGCCGCAAACCGCAGATCGCGGTCGGTTACAACTTTTACAGCGCCCTTGCGCGCCCACGGCGAACCGGTTTCCGGGTCGACCATGACCTTACCCATATACAGATACCGTGCATATGGGCCGGGGAACACAACCTGCCGGCCACTTTCTGCGACGTATGAACGCTGCTGCAGGCTGCCGGTTTTCAGCGGCATATACAGTTTGCTGTCCGCAAGCACCTGCTGCCCCAGCCATTCCTGCGCTTTGGCGAATCGCGGGCCGTATTTGGCGAACCGGAGATTTACCCGGACGTGCCCTTTGACATAGCTGACGTTCTTATAGTGCTTGATATCGATCATGATGCCGTCACCTCGAAGTGTGCAATCAGCGGAAACCACGCGCAGGATGTGATGCGGTGGCACTCCGTGACTTTGCACAGCACATCGTATTCAGCCCAGTCGTGATCGCCGCGGCAGAAATAATCGCCCGGCTGAAACGCAATCATGCCGCTGCGGTCATCCGCCGCCTGGTACACTTCCGGCGTCGCATAGGTCAGCGCGCCGATGGACGCTTTCGGTACAAGCAGCAGCACATAGTGCCCAGGCACGTCGCCGGTAGTGCCTGGCGTCATAGCGGTTTTTGCTTCCACCTTGACGCCGGTCAGCACGTGCCGCACCCACGTATCAGCCTGACCGCGTGCGCCGCGCACACGGGAAAAAAGCGTGATCGTATCGCTACGCAGCAGCAGCATCAGCACGTCACCCCCGCATACAGCACAAGGACACCATCTACGGCCACACCCGAAAGCCAGCGCCGCAGTACGTCGAACACCAGCGCGTCACGTGCCGCCGTAGTCTTCGCGGCGGTCGTGTAGCAGCTGTCGGCCGCCTTGTATGTGATCGATTCGTTGCCGGACGACACCGACGCCACAGGGCCGGCGGTTTTTACGCCGCCGACGTCTGCGGTTTCAGCCGCGCTGTCACGCGCCTGGTCAATGCGGTAAAGGCATTCGGCCAGTTCGCACGCGCAGTCCTGCAGCTTTTCGGCGTCGATCGTGGATTCCGGCAGCGTGCCGCCGAAGCGGTCGAACGTAAAGCGGTCGATCTCCCGCGACGCCGCACGCAGGTAGCGGGCAGCAGTCACCTCGTCGCGGAAAGGAGACAGATCGTCCCCGTACCGTTTTACGTATGTGTCAAAATCCGCGTACACCGTGATTCACCTGCCGTTCACGCGCTTGCGTAGGACTTCACGTGCACCTGCGCAGCGTCCAGCACACGCAGGGCGGCGTTTTCCTCGACCTGCGCCTTGCTGCCGGCGAAAAGCTCGGAGTCGACCATGCGGACGATGCTGAAGTTATCGCCGACACCGAAGGCGTTCGGATCGTACATGATGAATTCCACCTTCGCAAGGTTCGCCGCCGTGACGCTGGCCTTCGTACCACCGTGCGGATAGTAGGCAAGATCAGCAGACGACGCGAAGCCGTTGACTTCGATCCAGGTAAAGCCCATGAAGCTTCCTACCTGGCCGCCGGCAGCGGCGGCGAGCAGCATTTCGTTGGACGTCGGGATATACTTCTCACCGGCGAACTCCAGCATCGTCGCGAAGAAGTCCGGGCTGCAAAGCACGATGGTGGGGTTGGCTTTCGCCTTGACCATGGCTTTGCGTTCGGCCAGTACCTGCGCCTTGAAGTTGGCCGCAGTGGTCTTCGTGGTGTTGGTGGACGCCGTACCCTCGGAAATCAGGCAGGCCAGCGCGCACTGGTTCTTTGCCTCCGCAACTTCGCGGGTGGCAAGGGCCAGATGCTCCTCGGCAATCGGGAACGCCACAGCAGCGGCCTGCACGCCGTAGATCTTCTTCGACGCCTGCAGGTTGTTGTTGAAAACAGCCTGAACCAGCGTGTCAGCGGCAGCGGTGTCCGTGAAGTCACGGCCGGGCGTGCCGACAGACGCGGCGGTGGAGGTCAGCTTGTGCCAATAGCAGCCGCCGGCACCGTCGACCATCACGTCCTGATAGGTCACACCGGGCACAAGCCAGGTCTTATAAAACAGGTTGGGAAGAACAGTTGCCTTGTACTGCTCATCCACGTAAAGGGATCCATACTGGATAGACATAGATCATCATTTCCTTTCGTAGTCTTAGCCCCTGAAAAACGGGTTGTTTTTGTATTTCTGGGCTACGTATTCTTTTGCGCCCCCCGCCGGCGGCACCATGCCGCTGTGATCGGACGAAAAGCGCGCCTTGCTGGCGGGATCGGCCACAAGGATGCCGGGGATCTCCTTGCCGTTCTGATCGGTGACAAGGCCGGTAAACAGGTCGTCGATCGACTTGCCGCGCGCATCGTCAGACCCCAGTGCTGTCACCAGCTTGTCCGTGATGCTTTCGCGCGTGATGTCGTTGACGAAGTGCTTTCCCGACAGGAACGTGTCCACCGTACTGCGCAGCTTCACGGCGGCAGCGTCCTTCTTGCGGTTGTCCCGCTCGGTCTGCAGGTCATTGGTCAGGGTCGTGATCTGACCTTTCAGCGCTGCGACATCCACGCCGTCAAAGGCTGCAAGCTTGCCCTGCACGTCTTTCAGCGATGTGTCCAGCGCGTCGTGGCGTTCCTGCAATTTGGTGTATTCCGCCACGGTCTTGTAGTTCTCGGCGACGGCCTTGCGCAGATCCGCCGCTTTTCCTTCCGGGATCGTGATGCCGAAATCGGAAAGAATGGTCTCGATGTTCTTCATGCGTAATCCTCCTGAACGTGATTTTTAACAGCTCGTCAGCTGTACGGATTGAGCCGGATGAACCACCGGCAGGGTCGTGATATGTCAAAGGGGCAGCCGGTTTCCCGTCCGCCCCTGCGTATCCTGATTCGATTTTGGGTATAAGAAAACCACCTCGCCGATTGGTAAGATGGTTCCTCTAATTATTATGTGAAATAATTTTCACGTTGGATTTATCTTGACGTTGTTTTTAAATATCCAGCTGGTCGCAGATCTGCGAAAGTGACTTACCACAAATAAACGGAATATTCATTGCATCGTCCACCGAATGTGCGTCCACTGCATATCCATCGTAGCAAAGCGCAATGTCCTCCCGGCTGAACGGGCAAATAGACCCGAATTTCCCTTGATATGCAAAATCAATGTCTTGGGTAAGATCATCAATCCAAGCCCTTAAATCCTTCGCGTTCACAGTATATCCGCGTTCTCCTTTCGTTCCTGATCGGTGAGCTCACGCGTCGCTCTGGTCTGGCGCCTGTCGTCATCCCAGGTAATGTCGTGCGCGTGCTCTCCTTTGGCTCCGTATGGATGCCTTTTCGGATTCCCGTGCGGCCCATTACTGATCTGCCTGCATTGCCAACCATCCGCATCAAAAAATGTTCTGTCGCGTTGTTTGCCGCCCATAGAAGCGGTATCAACAACTGCATAAGAACGATACTGCCCGGGAACGTGTGGTTTGGCTTTTGAAGTCCAGTCATCAGTTACAACTATCGTTCCGTCTTTATTATAGTGATATTTCTTGTATTTATCAAGTTCTTTACGTACCGCCGCAGATGCGGTTGACGCCGCCGAGCGATCCCAGCCCGCAACGGCCAGCCGATCGTGGTACAGTTTCAGGTCGTTATCGGTGCAGAACTTCGTGTAGGCCGCGTTCTGATCCTGCAGGCGCTTGGCGGACTGTGCATATTTCTCCTGCAATTTTGCCTTGCCCGCCGGATCTTCGCAGCTTTTCACGGCCGTATGCAGCGCCGTACACTTGCGCTTCTGCGCCCGGATGCGGCGTTCCAGCGCGCGCTGCGTCTGCGACAGTTCATAGGCGCGCCGGTTGGCTTCGGTATCGATCGGCTTGTTATTGTTCCGGCTAACGCCAGGCAGGAACGGCGTGAAGGAATGGCGGCAGTTATAGCCGCACAGGCCCAGCGGATTTTCCGGGTAGCCGGTCGCGTCCAGCAGGTTATCGAACTGCGCGTCCTTGCCAGCGATGCAGTACACCTTGCCCTGCCAGCCGGCATGATCGGCGATCGGATCGGTATCAGACACACGCGCGCCCAGATGCTGCGACACCAGCACATGATTCCAGCCCATGTCTTTGCACTGCTGGATCGTCATGTTACCGGATGACTGCGCCACGCCCGTGCGGATGCAGCGCAGCACCGCCACTTCCAGCGTGTCCTTGTGGCCGGACGGATACCGAACGGTCGGCTGCAGCTGCCCCAATTCCTTGATGCCTTCCAGCATGGCAGCAGTATAGGACTGCGCACCGGTGCGTACTTTCCAATACGCCGCGTCGCAGATATCGATGAACGCCTGATTGGTCGCGCCAGCCGTCGTGCGCGTGATGTTAGAAATTTCGCCGACCGTGCGTTCATAGGCGTCCGTGATGATCGCCATCATGCTGGGCGACAGGCCGGAAAACGTCACGGCGGCGGCTTCTGCGTCCGCCTTTGCTGCCTGAATGCCGCTATCCTTGAAGATCTTTGCGATTTCCTGCTGCGATTTGCCGGTGCTTTTGGCCAACGCCTTCTGGATTTCGTCCAGATTCCCGCCGGCCTGTTTCAGCACCCACGCCTGCCATTCATCCGTGCCGGTCAGCAGCTTCTTTTCGCCGCGGCCGAACCGGATCATGAAGCGCTCGATCATGTCGCGCGCAATCCATTCCGTCAGGTCATCCAGCAGCGGCAGCAGGGTTTCGCCGATTTCCTGAAACTGTTCTGGGGTGATCATTCGGTATCAGGGAACAGACCCGGTTTCGCCGTGTTGGCTTCGGCGTAGGCCGCTTTTGCGTCGTCTTCGCTGAAGCCTTCAAAGCGCACCAGATACATCCACCACGGCAAAACGCCGAGCTGGCAAAGGCTTTTCGTGTTCTGCCGGTCCTCTTCGTAGCTATACGTGATGTCCCCAAAATTGTACGCCACGGTATACGTGCCATACGGCGCCAGATCGTAGATATCGGCATAGTCGTTCAATGCCTGAATCAGGTCATCCACAGCTGCCTGGATGCGGTCGCGGATGTCCTTGATGCGCTGGATGGTGCGGCGGTCATCGGCTTCCACCTGCGTTGCAGTAGCAAGGCCCTGTTTTTCGTTGTAGCTGAAATAGCCTTCGGAAAAGCCGCACTTGGTCGACAGGCTTTGCAGCAACATATTGATGCCGGTCTGGCGTTCGCCGGTTTTCAGCTTGCGGTCAATTTCCTGATAGAAACTTTCGGCCGCCGAGCCGGCAACGTTTTGCACATAGCGCGGCAGCCGCACGGAAACATGCTTCCGGCCTGGCTCGCGCAACAGCCGATCATCCACAAGGGCGATCGACCGGGAATCCTGAATTTCGTCCACCATGGCAGACCATGCAACATCCAGCCCACGCAGTTCCGGCAGGGCGTTGGCATAGATGGACATACCGCAGGCGCCGCCGTCGATGTTGTTGGCATCTGGCATGGTGCACACGGCAAACAGCGGTGCGGTATCATCCAGCACGGCGTCCGGCAGGATGCCCACCCAATCCGGCACTTCATCCAGATTCACACGGGATGCCGCTGTTTTGCCCTTCGCCAGCCGGAACGCGCGGTTGGAAACCACATAATGCGTCCCTTCGTAGCGGTGGTATTCGGCCTTGACGTAGTAATAATCCGGTGTCGCCTTCGTGTCATACAGCACGACGCCGATCACACGCTTGCGGTTATCCACAGCCGTGATCGTAAATTCCGGCGGCGTGTACAGACCGATGCTGTCCGGCGTGGGTTTCAGCAGGAACATACCGGCGGCGCAGCCAACGTCCAACATGTCACGCAGGAACGGAATCAGTTCTTCGTTCAGACGTTCCTGCAGCCAATCCGCGCGGGCCGAGCCGGACAGTTTGACGCTGACACCCATCGTCGCAAGGCGCGCAGCTTCGCCGGTCACTGCCTTTGCAAAATTGATGGTGCGATCCTGATCGTTTGCCCACGGCGGGGTGCCCGTCCAGATCTGCATCCACAGGTCTTCCGCTTCGCGCATTTCCGGCGTTACCAGCGGCGCAATGCGGAATTCTTCGCGGATCTGCTTTTTCACGCTGTCCAGCGGGATATTGATTTTCACAGGCAGCCAACCTCCTTGAACACTTCGCACATTTTCGGAAACTGCGAAGCAATCCAGTCCACGTATGTTTCGTCATGGCCGTATTCCGGATGCGTAAAGTTTTCGGACAGCCCGCTTTCAAACAGAAATGCATGAATGATTTCATGACGCATAACTTTTTTCTGATAGACGCTATAGTCTTTTAGGTCGCAGTCTTTGGCCTTTTTTGAAATAACAATGGTCTTTACCGTTTTGTCGCAGTAACCATCGCATTTTTCAAGCATTGCATCTTCGGCCGCCGCGGCTTCAATGATTTCATATTCCGTCCCCAAAATATTTACAGTCATGCACTTGCCCCCCTGCGCATCGTCAGCGGTTCCAGTGCGTACCGCGTGGCGTCGATGCTATGGTTATTCACGTCCGGGTATCCGGTGACGACGTTGCCGTCTCTGTCCCGCTCGTATTCGTATTCTGAAAATTCTTTCGCTGCATTCGGGCAGCGCACCGGGTCGATGATGATGCGCCGGCGCTGCAGCCACTTCATGCCGTGTTCGATCGACCCCGGGCCTTTAACGGCACCTGTGACGGGTAGGCCCATTTCGCGGTGATCGTTGACGCTTTTCGGTTCGGCCGAATCGGCCGTGATGGTGTAATCGTCATAGCCGTGTTCGATGATCCAACGCGCCGTCTGTTCGTTCGATTCCTTGTTGACGTAGTGTTCTGCGAAGATATACACCGCCTCGCGGTCGCTGTCGTAGTAGCAACGGATGAAGCAGTACGGATCGGGATACCAGCCCCAGTCCTCGCCCTGGAAGATGCGGTCGAAATGTGAAATCTCTTCGTCTGTGATCTCCCGCTGTTCCAGATAGTCAAAGACGCTGCCGCCGTCGCCGTTGGCCACGCCCTCGTATTCGTGTTCGTATGCTGCCGGGTTGACTTCCTTCAGGTGCTCCGCATCGGAGATAAACTTCGCGCCCAGCCATTCCGGCGGCGCTTCCGTGTAGCTGGAATGATGGAAAACGCGCCCCGGATTCGGGACAAGCCGCTCCTTGTTGACCCAACTGGACTTGGATTTCGGCGGGTTGTATGACGAAAAATCATAGGAATCCGCGCCGCCGCGCAGCACGGATTGGTTTATAGAACGTTCTTCTTCCGGCCCGCAAAGCTGGTCTTTTTCTTCCTTCCACAGGATGCCGATATAGCCGAACGGCGGCTTGATGGATTTCAGCTTCAACGGGTCGTCACAGCCTCGAAAATAAATCGTCTGGCCGGTTTCTTTCAGCACGATTTCCAGCGGCGAAAGCTTGCAGTTGAACTCATCGTATAGCCCCAGTTCATTGATCGCCCATTTCATCTGGGCATACACGCTGTCCTTCAGGGTGTTGCCCATCTTGCGGATGATACAGGCGTGCATCGTCGGGTTGTTTTTCAGCAGCTCGACAATTTTCAGGGATATATATGACGATTTCAGGCCGCCGCGGCCGCCTTCAAAGACATACGTCATGTTCGGCTGAATGCGCCGGTTGATGTCCACAAACGCCCGGCCAATGACGCGCGCAGGCAGCTCATAGTGCGCAGATGCACGCGCCGCCGCCTTTGTTTCCTGCTCTTCCTTGATGCGCAGCGACTTCTCCAAATCGCCCGCCGCACGGAGGCGGTCAGCGATGGAGGTTTCAATGCCGAACTGGTCTTTTTCCTGCCCACGCATGATCGCCGTGCGCAGCTCCTGGATCTCTTTCAGGGATGCCGTGCGCTCGGATTCGATTTTTTCCTGCCGCCGCGCTATATAGATTTTTATGTCAGGTTTTGTCAGGTTTTCCGCTCCGATGGATTTGGCGGTTTTCGCCGAGTATCCCGCCCGGCGCGCCGCCTCGGTCGCATTGCCCAATTCGATGTAAAAATCCGCAAAAGCGCGCTGCTTTGGCGTGAGATTCATGGGATCACCCGCTATAGATTTTCGCCAGCGTTTTTACGACATCCGCCATGCTGTAAGTCTCCAGTACGCGCGTGCTGATATGCTTCCCGGTTTCATCGGTTTCTGCCTTTTCCAGCACGTATTTTGTTACCATCCGGCCAAGCCGCTCGGAGTAGTGCTGTAACTGATTGACTTTGTAATGCTCGCCGCGCTGGTTCAGCGCCGCCTGCAGTTTGTAGGTAAGTTGTTTCAGATTCATAACCGCACCAGAATGCACAAAGCACCGAACCCGAAACCGGGCCGGTGCTTTGCTTTGTTGAGAGACATGAGAAAACCGGAGTTGACAGAGACAAGAGAAAAAGCCATGCGTACATTCTGCAAAAAGGATCAAAGGAAGAGAGGTATATCACAAAGTGACTTGCGGGGCTGGTCTCTCTCGCAATCCCGCGATATCACTTTAACACAGATTCCCGTGAAAATGTTCCCGATTTTTTCCCACGTTACGCTCACGTCTCTGTGAGGCCGTACATTGTGATTGTAAAATTCCGCAGTGCGCAATCCTTCCAACGGTAAGCGGTCGTTTTCTCGATGGCCAATTCCCGGCACAGGCGCTCGACGCCGCCGATGCACGGCGTGATGTAAAAACGCTGCAGCACACAGCGGTCCCGCTCAGAGAGCTGATTCAAGGCACGATCCACGCGGCGTACACGGTTCTCGGTCAAGCGCTGCGCCTCTTCCAGCCGCTCACGTTTCAGGATGTTGTTGACGAGCGCATCGTCCCTGCCGTTTGAGCCACCGGCGACCGGGCTGCCATCCGCCGAGGCGCTGCGGATGCTTGTGATCTCCGTTGCCAGGTCAGCGATCTGATCTCTGATGTTTTCAATTGCCGCCTTTCGGTTCATGTAGTTGCGCAGCTCATCAGCCGCCTCCCGCTTCCAGTCCAATTAAGTCACCTCGTTTCGTTCGCCGTAGCTACAAAAATCATATGGATACGCTGACGGCAAAATCCCATGGTGGCGTGGGTGCCCGCAATTACCCATCTCAGTCCTATGGGCACAGTCCTTGCAGTGCACCACCGGCGCAACGTCGGCAGCCGGTAGATCGTGCAAAATGCAGATCGCCTTTGCCCATGTGCGGCGGTTTTTGTCCTTGTCATGTGCCGCGGCGGCCGTCAGTGCTTTATCCAGCGCTTTCCGCTCGATGTATTCAGGTTCCATTGTCCAGCCTCACTTTCAGCCGTTCCACCTTGCGTCTGCGCACATCGGCAATCTCCTCGGCAATATGTTCGATCGAACCCCTTCCGCGCAGATTTTTGCACAGTTCCTTTTGCAGTTCGCTCATTTCCTCCATCGTCACAACGATCTGTAGGACAGATCCGTAGGTGCCCAGTGCTCTACGCAGCACTTCCGATTCAGCGATATATTCACCCATTCCGCCCCTCGCTTCCCGGGACAATGCGATCCCAGCACTCTGTGCATATCTGCGGCACGCTTTTCTTTGTATTCCAGTTCTTCTCGCACAGACATTCAGTACCGTTTTCCGGCTCATATCAGTATTCATCCGGGCATCCCGCACATCCGCCGCTGAAGCGTGCATCCGCCTTGTCCGGATGCTCCAGCACCAACAGCTCGCGGAATGTGCAGCCGTGCGACTTCCTTACAAGCATATCTACCCGAAAATTGTCCCAGTCTGCCGTCGGCACGCCGACATAGTCGCACCACGCGCGTTCCAGCTTCGCACCGGCAGATTCCGCCCAGTCCGGAAGAAACACGACGTAGTCCACCGCCTCCATCTCCGCGAAACAGATGCGCATATAGTCCAGCTTGGCCAACCCCTCCGGCGCCGTGGCCGGATTGATGACCGTCGCGCCCTGCCGCTCAAGCTGTGCAGCCGCTCGGGCAAATTTCCCCTTATAGTTCGGATCCCCGGCGATTTTCCCTGATATGTAGATTTTCATGGTTGTCCTCCTTTGTTTTTTACATAGCCACCGCATCAGCGAGTGCGGCCATCGTCTCAATTTTCCCGGGCATGGCATACTCCGGTAGGTTCGCTGCCACAACGGCCGCAGCCATCGGCGGGCAGACGGCATTGCCGCATCTGGCTACTTGCTGCGTCTTCGGGTATGGCTTTCCGGCCGCATCATGGTCGATGATGTAATCCGGAGGAAAGCCCATGGCGTTGTACAGCTCCCGAGGCGACAGCATCCGCAGGCCAATGTCTGCGATATAGTACGGCGCCCCGCCGATTGACAGGAGCAGCAGATCGTCCTCGCCCAGCGCATAGCCGCAGTACAGGTTCAGCAAGTCGCGGATCTGCGGCCAATGGTGCAGCCGCTCGGATGTGCTGATTTTATAAAGCACTGCCTTGCAGCAGCCAAACACGCCGCCCGCTGTCTGTGTCGGCAGCGGCTCCGACGGCCGTGTGCCGACTTCGTCCCGCTTGTACTTGACCACGTGGGCAGCGCATACCGCATTGTGGTCGATGGCCGTCACTGTCGGCAGCGGCTCTCCCGCTTTCTCACCGTCCACCCCGCTGTAATACTTGACTACATGTGCAGCAACCACGGCTTCCCGGTCGTGGCTCGTGACCGTATGCATCGGGCTTTGCACATCCAACGGCCGGCCGCCGCCGTAATACTCCACCAGATTCGCGCAGGTAAGGCCGTAACGGTTCGAGGCGTCCACCGTGCAGACGGGCTTATCCAGTCCAGCCGCTCGGGCGCTTTCTGTTTTCTCCGTGTGGTACTGGATCAGTGACGGCGATAGCAGCATCTGCCCGCCGCCTCCGCCTGTACGGACTGTGTTCATTGGTTCGGCGGCCGGTGCTCCGGCACTGTTGCTGGTGTTCGTCATCGTCAGCGGCGTGAGGACCGGCCGGCAAATGTCACCGGTGTGCTTTGCCGTAATCGTTTTACACGGCTCTTGGCTATCCGTGACGTGCCCACCTCCGGAATGGTTACAATCAACGATGAACGGCGCCCCGGATTTGATCGTGAACTTGTCCACGCCGCGAATAATGCGGCGCATGGTGTTGTCCGCCAGCGGCCGGACGGCGGAAATGCCGTACCGCTCGTGGATTTCATCCTTCGTCGAAAAAATCGAAGGGCACGGCAGCGACCAGTCGATGATCTCCGCGGCGCTGCGCCATGGCAGCAGTTTTCCGTTGTGCACTTCCGCACTGTTTCGCGGGGCGTGTGTGCGCTCCGGCCAGACGATCGCACGTCCGTCGCAGCGGGCAATCAGTACCAGCCGGCGTCTTGTCGTCGGCGCACCGTAGTCGGCTGCCATCAGCTCGCGCCATTCCACGCTATATCCCAGTGCCCGAAGCTGCCCGATGAACTTTTGAAACGTCGTTCCGGCCAGTTTCTTTACCGACTTTCCTTTGCGCACCGGCCCCCACGTCTGGAACTCTTCGACGTTTTCGAGGATGATGATGCGCGGGCGTACCTTCGCCGCCCAGCGCAGGACGATCCACGCGAGGCCCCGGATTTTGCGGTCAACAAGTGCTGCGCCCTTTGCCTTTGAAAAATGCTTGCAGTCCGGAGAGAACCATGCCAGTGCCACCGGCCGACCTCGGCAGACCGTCTCCGGATCCACATCCCAGACAGATGCCTGGTAATGCTCCGTGTACGGATGGTTCGCCTCGTGCATCCGGATCGCTGCCGGGTCGTGATTGATTGCCACATTTACGATGCGCCCAAGCGCCAGCTCGATTCCCGTGGACGCGCCGCCGCCACCGGCAAAGCTGTCAACGATGATCTCGCCGTCAAGTGTCTCCTGTGTGCGCAGCATCATGCATCCTCCCCTGCGCCGAGTGCGAGCTGCCCGGCGGCATACAGCTCGTACACCGTCCGGCCGCGATCATCTGCCATATACGGCAGAAAGATCTGCTGCATCGGCACATCACAGGATTCGATCAGCGCCATTTGTGCCAGCACCCAGTCGCGCACGTTCCGCCACGCGGTCATTTCTGCCTGCTCTCGGTCGGCCTTGATCTTCTGCGCCGCGAACACTCGCAGCGTTCCGTCTACGGCCGCCGGCAGGCAGAAGCCACGCGGCCCAACCGGCGTGTCGATCCCAAACGCGATCGCCTGCGGCTTGCCATTATCGTAGTCAATCATGATCTTGGTGGCGCCGTGGCGTGCAAGCGCGCCTTGGATTTCCCCGATGGACGTATATACGTCCACTTTCGTCGTATAGTTTTTGATTGCCATGTGCCCACCTCACTCCGGATCGCCGAGAAACCGGATCACGCCCTGACGCAGCTGCACCCGGTACGGCTCCAGCTCCACGGCCGTCATGTACTTATGGCCGAATAGTTCTTTCATGTTCTGCCAGTCCTCCCACATGACACGATACACTGCGCGCCCGCGCAGGCACACCAGCACAAACGCCAGCGCGCCCATATTGGCGTGCGATTCCAGTGCACGCGCCTGCTCTTCCGTGACCGCGCTCTGCAGAATGCGGTCTTTGTCCGTGGCCTTGGCCTCGAACACTACGCTGCTGCCGCCGTCGATCGTACCCTGGAAATCCGGCTGCGCCTGCTTGGTGAAAACCGCCTCGAACGACCAGCAGCCGCTCGGATTCTGATGCCGGCCGGAAATGACCTTGATCGGCTCCGGCGTTTTGTCAATCTCCGCGTGACAGATCGACCGGTAATATTCGCACGCGGTGAGGATCTGCGCCTCGAAGCTCTCGCCGAGCGCGTGGCTGATGCTCCCCTGCGCCTGGCGCGCTGGGCTCTTGGTCTCCTCGGCGTGGAAAAACTGCAGCGCCTTTTCATACGCTGCGGGATCCAGCTTGCGCGCCGCCTGTTTCTGATAGCGCGGCGGCAGGCTGTCCATGCTGATACTCATTGTGGATGCTCCTTTCTATGCGGTGTCTTTGATCTCGTAATACTCCTGCCACGGCCAGCCGCTCACTTCGTGCCAGCCGCTCTTATACTCCGACCCATCGTCAAAGCGATAGAGATGCATCCCCCGTCTGGCCTTCGGCTCTTTTCTCCACGTCTCGGCCTTGGTCACCTGATAGCGGATCTCCGGCTTGGCCATGCCGGCGCTGCAGGTATACCGCCGGCGGCGGATGCCCTGCTCGCGGCAGCGGCGCATGGTGGAGCGCGATTCCTTGATGAGGTAGGACGCGAGCTTTGCGTGGGTCTTGCGGTCATCGAGCATCTGGAAGCTGATAGAGCCCGCGCCATTGGTCACCTTTGTCCAGGCGGCGGCGATGATCTGCGCGTCAAAGCGCGGCAGTAGGATGTGATGATGCACGTTCGTCATGTGCTTGGTTTCGAGCACGGCGATGTATTTCAAGCGCTTGCCCGCTTTGGTGTACGCCTTGCGCAGCTCGCGGAGGAACGCTGCCCTGTCCCGCTCGGCCTGTTCCAGCGTGACTTGCTTGCACCAGTAGTGCAGCACCAGATGGAAGTCGCCGTAATGGTAGTTACAGTTGATGAGCCAGCGCAGATGCTCCTCGGCCACGCGCTCGTTGATGCGCTCCTGACGCTTGGAGGTCTCCTTCTCGGATGATCGCTTGCGCGGCTTGACTTCCTTGCTGTGCACACGGGATGAATACATCTTGCGGTGCTCGACCGTTTCCCCGCACACGACGGTGCGATGTACATACGGCATGATTGCCTCCCTGTCTGTCTCCGGTCGAGTTAGTAATTGGTCTTACCGAAGCTGAAAACGCCTTGCGGCGTCAGCGTTTTTCGGCTTGCAGGGCAGGCAACTGTATGCTATAATATATATAGTGTAGCGCGCCCTGTGCGCTATTGGGTTTTCACCGCCTGCGGGTTTGACGATTTTCGCAGGCGGTGTCTTTTTATGTCTCCGGTGGCGCCCACATGACGCGCGCCCCGTGGACGACTTCCTGCCATGGGACGCCCCACAGCTCCGCCGCGCACTGGATCGCCGCGAACGGCGATGCGCACGGTACGATCACGGCCACACGGCCCGGGAGCGCCACCCGCGCGCGGCCTTTTGCGGCCCAGCGGTCATGCCGGCGGCGCTCCGCCAGCTCTTCCGGGGACATATAGATGACCTCCGGACGTCTCATGCGACGCCGAGGACCGAGAAGATAAGGTGGAACACCCACCCGGCGAGCGCGATACCGGCCATGAAGGACGCGCAGACGATGCCGTCCTCAACGCCCCATACGATGTAGCGGCGGAATTTTTTCTTGTCGCGCGGATCTCCGAACACCTTCATTCGTCGTCACCGCCTTCTGCCGTGCGGTACAGCATCTGCATGTTGTTCGCGCAGATATTGCACACCGGCGTGCCGTGGATGTACCGGATGTCGTTCACGCTGCCGCAGAACGCACAGCCCGGCGCGTACTTGTGCAGGATGATGCCCTTCCCATCCGTGTAGATCTCGACGGGGTCTTTCTCGTTGATTCCGAGCGTCCGCCGCAGCTCCTTCGGGATCACGATGCGGCCGAGCTCGTCGACCTTTCTGACGATTCCTGTTGCTTTCATTGGTTTCTCCTTTCTCTTGACCTATCTGGCCAACATCTGGGCAAGCGCCACAGCGCTGATGCCCTCTTTCCCGCTGACGTTGTACCGCTCGCGGCACACCCGCCGGCTCTGCCCTGTATAATTGCTGACGTCCGTCACCGTCAGCACCCGGCGTCCGCCGGTGAATTTCAAGATTTCCTCCAGCTCAAGCCGGAAGGTTTCTTTTTCTCGCGGCATATGTACCTCTCTCCTTTAAAAAAATGTGCTGATATTGAAAACTTCGGCGTTCTCTGATATACTGCAAATGGAAAACATGGAAATTCTGCGTATGAAAGGATGTACCACTCATGGTAAATGAAGATTGCGCCCGTGATTTGCTGCAATACCTCGACAGTTGTCTTGAAATCAGCAGTACCGGAAAACGTGTCAAGCCCATAAAGCTCAAAAAGGTGCTTCATGAGGAGCCGCTCGGCAATTACACATCCGACGACATTTACAATGCTGCGGAATATCTGGTGAAGCTTGGGCTAGTCAATCTGCCCATCCCGCGCAGCACAGCACTCAAGGGCGGAGCACGTTCATATGTTTTTACAGGTATTTCGGCAAAAGGAACTGAATACTTGAAATTGACGAAAAATCCGACCACATGGGAAAAGCTAAAGTCTCATTTCCCAAGTGTGTTCAACGCTGCCATATCCAGCATTTCCTCCTTCATCCTCCAAGCTGGAATAGAACTGCTGAAGTAAGGAGGGAAAATTCATGGGTCACACACTTACCAGAGACGCGAAAAAGGCTCTCGCTACGATCTACAAAGCCTATAAATCGAGGCGCGCAAGCGGAGAAGCAAAATCCTCCGCGGTTTATTTCGATACCGAATCACACGATGCCGCCATTGATGCAGCCGTCTCCGACAGCTTGGCAGAGCTGTCAAACGCGAAATATGTAAAAACAGACATCTGCGGCAATTACACGCTTACCGATTCCGGCATCATATTCATGGAGAATTTGCCCGTCGACACCATAAAGGAATGGCTATCATTCTCCGCTCAGTTCATTCCCTGACAATCCGGTGCAAAAGCGCTCAAAGTCCTCTTCTGTCCCGGCGCGGAACCGCGCCACATCAATGCCGGTAATGCTCAGCTTCGATACGCCCTCCTTCACGTCAAGGCGGACGCCGTCAACGCCGACGCCGATCATAACGCCGTCGAGCAGTACCGCACTCTGCCTCCCATTGCTTGCTATCATCATTTTCGCCGTTTTGTTCATGTCCTCACCTTCAATCGAATGAATTTTGTCAAAAACATCTGCAAGCGCCTCACAGGTGTTTTTTCTTCTTTTTGTATACTAAATATGCTATATCGCTTGATATTTAGCGCAATATGTTGTATATTTAATGCATGCCGTGTTACCAGCACGGCGTACAATTCTCCAAAGAAAGGAGGCAGCACATTGCGCAATTCCAAGCAGACAAGCGCCAGAGCCGCGACCGCGGCGTCGAAGGTGCTTCGTGACGGTCGAACCGGCAAGGCCAGCAAGACCGCCGCTGCGAGCGCTCTTGCACAGCGCCCCAGCAAAAAAACGAAATAATCTACCAGCTGAGCGAGGTGTTTTATGCGCCTCGCTCTTCCCTTTCTTCCCGGAACAGTGCTTCGATACTGCACGATGGAAAGAACTGATCGCGCATCCGGAACGCCTCGTCCAGATGCAGCGGCGATCTGCCCGCCAGTTTCCTCGCCATCGTGTCCCGACTGATGTGCAGCGCTTTCGCCATCTGGCCGATACCGATATTCCCACGTGCCATTTCTGCCCGCAGATTTACGTAATGGATGTTGGAATAGTTCATTTGGTTCACCTCCAATCGAACAAATTTCATGCAAAACCATCTGCAAAGTCTTGCGGATGGTTTTTTGTTTGCGGCAACTTGCTGGTAACTTGCGGATAACTCGCGGTGCGCTTCACGCATCATTGCCATAGGATCTTCCGCTTTCATATGTACCTCCCTCCTTTTCTTGCCTGTTCCTCCTCGCACGTGGTAGAATCACAGCGAAGGAGGAATTTTTATGGATATTCTTGAATTGCAATATGAAATACTCTCGCGCTTGAGCTCGCAGTGCGGCAGTTTGAATCTGAATGACTTCCAGCTTGAAACCGGGGAATCGGCAACAGACATCGAAGCAGCCGCTCGCGCTCTCTGGACACATGAACCGCATTTTGTGAGAGCTTTCGGTGAGAACATTGACTTTCTGAACATCACCGACGCCGGCCGGCTCGAACTCGCTCGCCTCAAACAGGAGCGGGAGCAAAAAGCCAACGAGGCCCAAGCTGTTGCCAACCAGATTGCGGAGCTCCGCCGAATCGCTGACGCTGCATCCGAGCGCGCGGAAATCGCAAGACAGCAGTCTGTTACCGCGCAAGAGCAAGCCAGAAAGGCCGAAAAAGATGCTACGTTCTCGAAAATCGTTGCCATAGTGTCACTCGCTGCATCCATCATCATTCCGCTGGTTACCTGACAGCCGCTCGAGTGCATCTGTATACATCTTCTCGGTTGCCCGCTCCCGCTCGAACGTGGATTTCAGGCAGTCATTGCAGATGTGATTGAAGATCGCAAGGCATACAAGGAAGCCGACAAAGCAACAGATCACACCAACGGCGACCAGCGTCTTCAGGGTGTACATATTTTCACCTCCCCTGCGCGGATGTTTGTTATTGCAGAATAGTTCTGTTAAACCTTACTGCTTTAGCAAAAAAATATCATCAATGCCTACATGATAAATGCTGCACAGCTGAGCAAGTTTATTTGCGGTCGGATATGTCTTGCCCTGTTCCCAATTGCTAATCGTGGAAACGTTGACATTCAGGCGCTTTGCAACGCATTTCTGCGTAAGGCCACTATTAATCCTCGCCGCCTTCAAAGACAACTTCATATCTTCACCCCCTTCTCACGAGTTCTGTTTAACCTTACCACTTGATTTCAGAATTGTCAATAGTTTAAACCGAACTTTTTCCGTTTTATATTGACTTTTTTCAGGTTTAAGCGTACATTATGTAACTGAAATGAGGTGCTGCCCTTGAACAGCGAAATATTCTACGATAAAAAAATCTTCGCAGAGAACCTTTGCCGTCTCATGAAAGAGAGCGGCGAAAGACAGACCGACATTGCAAAGCTGTTAAAAGTAAGCAAGTCTACTGTATCAGAATACTGCAAGGGGCAACAAATGCCCCGTATGGACAAAATCGAAATGCTCTCTATTCACTTCGGAGTCTCTAAGTCCGAACTACTTGAATCAAGCGAGCTTACAGGCTCAACTTCGCCAAAGGATGCGCAACGGCCAGAGCGCAAAAACGTTGTCCGCATTGCCGGCCGCGACGGTTCTTATGTCGAGAAGAATTTGAGCGACGAACAAGTCGCCGCTCTGAAAACGCTCATTGACCAACTCCCCGAAGCCGATGACCTTTGATGTAGTCCTCGAATTGCGCATATACCAGCCGCTCGAGCGGTGAGGTCAAAAAGCGCTGCCGCCGGTAAAGCTCCTGCATCCTGCTCCACCTGAAATCGGCAGCCGCTCGGCTGATGTCGCACAGCCGCTCAATGTCCTCAGCCGACTGCACGCTGCACCCCCATAGCACACAGGCCGGGGCAAGCAGGCGCGAGGCAAACACGTTGGCCGCCTGCTCGATGGGATTGTCGCCCGGATCTGGCTCGCGGCACACGAGATCATACCGGCCGACATGGCCCAGGATGATGTGCCCCAGTTCGTGTGCGCAGGTAAAGCGCTGCCGCGCCGGGATCGCCAGGCTGGACACCATGATCGTCGGCGCACCGCCGATGATGGTGGACATGCCGTCGTTGCTGTCCCGCTCGGCCGGCGTATACCTCCGCACGGACACGCCTAGCGCGCGGCACACGCCGCCGATCCTGACCGGCAGCTCTGTCACCTCGCAGTCGATCAGGATGCGCCACGATGCATCGCGCGCGTCTTTGTAGTCTTGATAGTTCACCTTTCAACGCCTCCGCGCTTATTATGCGCAGGGGGAGCGGCGTGGCACAGTCCCTTTTATCGTACATTAAAGAAAGAATAGACATTCTCGCCATAAAATGATAAAATTGGTTAAATCGTTGTAAGGCGAAAACAGATAAAAGGGGTGGAGTGTCATGAGCTTTTGGTTTAAAAAACGCAAAAAAGCTTCAGAAGCAGCGCCAATGCCGAAGCATCCGGGCGAATATGCTCAAGATTGCAATCAAAGCCTCCTCAAGGATGGACGATATGATCCAACTCGCGTTTCCAGCCACGAAAATGACGTTGTCAAAGAAGTGATTTTGGCATCCCGAAAAAAATATTCACGTCCATATCAAGGAATTGGCCTTGCAGTAGAGACTTATTCCATTATCTATAAGCCAAGATACATCTTGTACGAATATATTGTCCAGAAATACGGTCACTCAAGTAATGCTTTTGATGTTCTAGCAACTGCCATAGCATATAAAGAAAAGGGAGCCGCCTACAGGCATCTCTCACTCCAATATTTTCAACTGTTCTTCCAAAGCGCATCAAGTGCTGACATTGCAAAGCTACCACGGTCATACCCGCTCTGGTCTATTTACAATATGATGTCAGACCTATACGAAAGCACTTACGATCTAGAAAGTGCGCTTGATTACGCAAAAAAAGCCGCAGCAGAAAAGCGGCGACTTAATTTCATTTCTCCATACGACGTTACGCACACAGGGAAAATTCTGTTGAAAATGCGTCCTGAACTTGCGGTTGACTATTTTGCGGAATGCCTCAATGATTCAGATCTTAAACAATTCAAGACCATTATCCAGGAATCGCTTGACGACGCAAAGGACAAGGAAAAAAGAGGGTACATATACAAACCACGCCGCAAAATTATTGAACCTGATCAATTTGATATCGAAATTCAGAATCTTGTGCGTGAACAATACATCAATTTGTAAGATGGTAACACACATGCAGTCCGAAATCTATAGCGCCATGTACCGCATGATCTGCAAATACGGCTGGGGCTGGGGCATGACGTGCAATATCATCAACCGCCAGTACGGCACGAACTACACTGTCAAGGAATTCAAGGAACTCTTCCGGCGGTATTTCCTTTCTAAAAGAGAATGAAAGTGCCCCGGCGCAGCTACTGAACGGATATAGAATTCGCTGGTCATAAAAATCCAGTGATATATAGTGGCATATTTCGGTATATTTCCCACTTGACATTTTGGCCTTAACGGCATAAGATAAGAGTGTAGCTAGTGTTATTACTCTATGCTACGCTGTTTAATCAGCCCTTGGAAAGTAGGCCTCCCACAATAAGGGAATGTCGAATCCAAGGGCTTTTTGTTTTTCATATGCATTTGTATACATACGAGATAGAAAGAAGGAAGGATGGATGGACATGTCAAAAACGGCGATTCTTGTTGATGGCGGCTTCTACAGAAAAAGAGCCACTCATTTATGGGGCAAACATACCCCCGAGGAAGCTGCATCGGCTCTGTTTTCTTATTGTATGCGGCATTTGAGCGAGCGTAAACATCAGCACGAACTATATAGAATTTTTTACTATGATTGCCCTCCTATCAAAAAGCAAATGTATCATCCGTTACTCGGAAAGACAATAGACCTCGGGAAATCGGAACAGTATGCTTGGATGACAGAATTCCTCAACCAATTAAAGATGCGTCGAAAAGTAGCCCTCCGCCTCGGCAGCTTGGACAACAACAATTCGGCTTTTTATTTGAAATATGATGTTCAAAAGAAACTGTGCGCAGGCACTATTCAAGTCAGCGAATTAGGCGTCGACGATTTCGAGCCAAATATCAAACAAAAAGGCGTCGACATGAAAATCGGCGTTGACATAGCTTCTCTCTCATATAAAAAGCAGGTTGATCAGATAGTATTAATTGCCGGAGACAGCGACTTTGTGCCGGCCGCAAAACTGGCACGAAGAGAAGGTATTGACTTCGTTTTAGACCCGCTTGGTGCCGAAATTAATGCGCAGCTCTTCGAGCATATTGACGGAAAGCGAAGTTGTGGAAATCCTTATACCAGTGGTAAATCTTCCGGAAAATCAGAAAAATAAAAACCGCCCAGGTGCTGCAACACCTGGACGGTCAGAGCAGAAACCCACCAATACGTCAATAAAGGGAGCTGTCTACCCTTTTATGATACCATAGGAGGATGCCCATGGCAAGAAAAAGGACAAAATACACGCTGCGCAAAGACGGACGCATTGTCTTGTCTGACACCATCAATGGCGAGCGAAAGTATTTCTATGGGAAAACCGACAAAGAAGTCGAACAAAAGCGCGATGACTATATCCGTGAGTGCGAAAAGCACGCGAACGAGGATGCTGGCAAGGGCCGAACATTCGAGGCCGTCGCCGATGACTGGTGGGAGCAGTGCGAACCGCGCCTGTCTCCAAACACCGTATGCGGTTACAGAACAGCAAAGAATCGCGCTGTGGACGCTTTCGGCGACCAGTATGTTACGGACATCACCGGTCACCAGATCGTCGTCTTCCTGCAGCGCTTCGCCGCGCGCGGCTACTCGCAGAAGGTCATCAACAACACAAAGTCCGTGATGCGGCAGATCCTCAACTACGCCTTCCTTTGCGGCGATATTGATGCAAACCCCTGCATCGGGATCCCGACACCAAAGGGAAACCCGCGCGTACCCAGAAAGCCGACGCCGCCGGACGATCTGCAGAGGATCGAGGAATCTAAGACGGAAAGCCTGTTCGCGCGAATGTCGTATTTCATGGCATACACGGGAGCGCGCCGCGGAGAAGCCGCTGCACTGAAGCAAAAAGATATTGACCTCACTACACGGACTGCGTGCGTCGCGCGTGCCGTTGCATATTCCGACACGCGAAAGCCGGTTCTCAAATCCCCTAAGACCGAAGCCGGCGTGCGCTACCTAGACCTACCGGATAACGTCATCGAGATCCTGCCGCACTATGACGACCCGGAGACATTCATCTTCTTCCCTGACGGCTTGCCGACAAAGACGGAGCTGGAATCCGGCCTAAAAAAATACCAGCAGAGCCATGGCATCCAATCGACTGCACATCAACTCCGGCACGCATATGCATCCATGCTGCACAGCGCGAATATCGATGTCAAGGATGCACAATACCTGCTCGGGCACTCCACCATCGCAATGACGCAGGATATCTACACCGACCTTGAGGACAAGCGCAAACAGCAGGTACACAACAAGGTCAACCGGTACGTAAAACGCAGCAGAAAGTTGTCAAAAGTGTTGTCAGAAAGTGATAAGCACTGAAAACGCGTAATTCTATTGGGGTTCGAATCCCCGCTGGAGCACCAAAAAAATCCCCTCGCCTTTTGGCGGGGAGATTTTTTTCCGGTCGCTCCCGGGGAGTCGAAGTTTATCCCCGATAGGGGAAATCCCCGCTGGAGCACCAAAAAATCTCCTCGCCTTTTGGCGGGGAGATTTTTTCCGGTCGCTCCCGGGGAGTCGAAGTTTATCCCCGATAGGGGAAATCCCCGCTGGAGCGCCAAAAATCTTTCATCTCAAAAGGATGGACTTTCCACCGCGCCCGTGATAAAATTGAATAAACAGTCGAAAAAATCAAGTATATGAAAGCGAGTGTGCATTATGGATTTCATTGACCAGCTCAAACAATTCGCCAAGCGTGTGGACACTCTGAAAGACTCCATCCAGACAGAGGAAGCCACAAAAACCGCAATTATTATGCCGTTTTTCTCTATGCTTGGCTACGATGTTTTTAATCCGCAAGAATTCGTTCCAGAGTACACTGCGGATGTAGGCATTAAAAAGGGTGAAAAAGTCGATTACGCCATCATGAAAGACGACACACCTGTTATCCTAATTGAATGCAAATCCATATCTGAAAATCTGGAGCGCCATGACTCCCAGCTTTTCCGCTATTTCGGCACAACGGATGCAAAATTTGCAATTTTAACAAACGGTCTCATCTATCGCTTCTTTACCGATCTGGATAATCCCAACAAAATGGATAGCGACCCGTTTTTGAGCATCAATATTCTTGATATCCGTGAAAACCAGGTGCGTGAGCTTAAAAAATTCTGCAAATCAGAATTCGATATTGATTCCATTTTCAGCACTGCATCGGAACTGAAGTATGTACACGAGTTTAAAAACCAATTTGCGGAGCAGGTAGAAAATCCGTCCGATGAACTGACGCGGCTTTTCCTGCAAGGGTGCTACACCGGCCAAAAAACGCAGGCTGTCATTGAAAAGTTCCGACCCCTCCTGAAAAAAGCGCTCAATGATTATATCAGCGAGACGATGAACGATAAAATTAAAAACGCGCTCGGCGGCTCTGGCGGCAGCGTTTCCGTCTCTGAAAAGCCAACGGCGGAACCAGTAAGTACAGAAAAAGATGCGGATGTTTCTGACAGCAACGAATCGAAAATCGTGACGACGGAAGAGGAACTGGAAGCCTACTTCATCATCAAAAACCTGCTGAAAGACGTCGTTGACCTGCAAGACATTACATATAAGGACACCGAATCCTATATCAATATTCTCTACAAGAAAAATACCCGCAAATGGATTTGCCGCTTAAAACTCACCGACACAGTGAAAACATTGATCGTGCCGGACGAGGAGAAAAAGGGCCAAAAATTCAACTTGACAAGTGTATATGATCTGGAACAATACAGTGACCTGCTACACAAAACATTGGCTCGTTATATGTGATTCCAGCATGAAAAAGAGGGATGCAAAGTTGCATCCCTCTTTTCAGCGGCACTTGCCATCCCGCCAAAATGCACGTATAATCGGGGCATCGAGACAAGATAAGGAGGAATCCGCATGGAAAACACACTCAAACAGAAACTTGCCGCCGGCGCGCAGCCGATCGGCACCTTTTTTGACACCGCCAGCGTGAGCCTCATGGAATGCCTCGGCCGCACGGGGCTCGACTTTGCCATCATCGACAACGAGCACTCCCCCATCGAGGCCGAGACCACCGCCGCGCTCGTGCGCGCCGCCGAGCTGAGCGGCATCTGCCCGCTCGCGCGCGTGCGCGAGATCAGCCGCCCCGCCGTGCTCAAGCTGCTCGACGTCGGCGTACAGGGCCTGATCGTGCCGAACGTCAAGACGCTCGAGCAGGTGCAGGAGCTCGTGAACTACGCGAAATATTACCCCATCGGCCAGCGGGGCTTCTGCCCGTCGCGCAAGGACGGCTGGGGCTTTGACGGGCTCGGCTCTGTGCCGGAGACCATGCGCCACTTCAACGGCGAGACCCTGCTCTTCCCGCAGTGCGAGACCGCCGAGGCGCTCGATATCATCGAGGACATCTGCGCCGTGGACGGCGTGGACGGCATCTTCGTCGGACCGTTTGACCTGTCGATCTCGATGGGCATGCCGGGGCAGTTCGACGCGCCGGAATTTCAGGCGGCCATCACACGCATCGTCGCCGCCTGCCACGCGGCCGGAAAGTACTGCATGTTCTTCACCGGCACGGCCGACGGCGTGGTCGACGGCTTCCGCAGGGGCTTCGATGCCATGGCCTACAGTCTCGACGCCGCGCTGTTCATCCAGGGCGTGAAGCGCGATGTGGAGGACATCCGCAGCCGGCTGCAATGAGATAGAATACGACGCAAAAGGCGCGCACCAGCCGGTGCGCGCCTTTGATGCACATGCGTTATTCTTCTACTTTGACAATCTCCATCGCAGAATCCAACAGGAGATTGATCAGCTCATTGCGCGAACGGTTCGTCTGCGCGGCCAGACGGTCCAGCCGCTCCAGCATCTCCTCTTTCATGCGCACAGATACAATTTTATAGCCATCGTCGCCGCGGCGCGGCGTCTTTTTCGTGATTTTAATTTCTTTATCCAT